TTAAAGCGCCAGCTTCGAGTTCAGCATCGCCACCTCATCGCTGTTCATTTCTTCAATCCATTTAGCATAGATTTCGTACACCATCTGCGCATTTTCGTGCCCCATCTGACTGGCAATAAAAGACGGGTTAGCGCCTGCTGATAATAACCAGCACGCGAAAGTGTGCCGTGTATGGTACGGATTGCGGCGACGAATACCAGCACGTTTTACAGCAGAGTCCCAGCGAGCGCCAATACTGCTCAGAGAGTAGTAGGGTTTCTGGACACCTTTCCTCACCCTGGGCACGAAAACAAAATGCACATTCTGCTTTTCAGTCAGCCCATATTCACGATGGTGATAGGTGATCTCCGTTTTGGGAAACAGCGCAGTCAGTTTACTCTGCGCCTTAAGAGCTTCTATTGCAGGGGTAAGCAAGGTCACTGTTCGGATCCCTGCATCTGTTTTGGGCGGGACGAACATTCCCAGCGCATTCAGGTTTCGCCGGACATGCACGGTGCCGTTCACCAGATCGACATCTTCCCAGGCAAGCGCGGCCAGTTCTCCATGCCTCAGCCCGGAGTAAATGGCAAACTGCCACATATTTCCTTTTTGCCCATGGTTGGCTGCCATCAGTTGATCGAACTCGGCCCGGGTCAGAGGGTCAGGTTTGGGCCTGCTCTTCTGTAGTTTCTTTATACCCGAATATGCCTTTTCTGGGGTGAATCCTGACCGGTGAGCGAATCTCAAAAGAGAGCAGAGCAGGGAGATATAGTTATCGACGGTTCTTACGCTGCGACCGATCTTATTGGGGCGAATATGTACGGCATACATTGTCTGCCCCTCAAGCAACTCCGTTCGATAGCGCAGTACGTCATTGTGCTTTATCTCACGAATGAGAGTGTCAGCGCCTACTACGGCCACGATGCTTTTTAGCTGCGATGCCGTTTTGCGCAGGGTATTAGCGCTTAACTCGATTTTACGGTGAGTTAACCAGGTATCGACGAGTTCACCGAATAAGCGGATCTGCACGGTACCGGAGGTAGTTTCTGCCTGCTTTGACTCAGGAAAACGGGTGCGGTAATCAAACTCTCCCAGCGAAATCTCACTGACAATGACAGTCCTTAACTGGCCTGCTTTCTTAATATTAGAAGGGGTGGGGATCCACCCCCTCAGCAGTTCACGGCAGCGCTTACCTTTATACATGAACCAGATGCGGATGCTTTGACCGCGAAGCTCCACGCCCGGTGGTAAGTCTGTCATTTATGCGTCCTGTATTAGCTGGTTAATCTTTGGGTAGTTGTACCAGGTTATCCCGCGAGATGTCTTAATGCCGGTAGGGGAATGCCGTTTAAAATGAATCCCTTCAATCCAGCACCCTTGGCGGTATTGTTCAATCTGGCGGTTATCCAGACCGGTCTTTGCCGTCAGCCTTTCTGCTACAACCCACTCTTCGGTAAAAATCACCTGTGCCATCTTTCACCTCAGGTAACCGGCATCAGTATAAAGATGCCGGGAAAGTGTTAGTGATATTTCAATATCAGGCGATCTGCCCGGGTAAGGATCGCAGGCGCCGCATGCCGGTCATTGCCGTGGCCACGTAGCTCGCTTTCCGGTTCACCACCTCCACCCAGACCTTCACTCCTTCCACCCTTACCGTGTACGTCTCTTTCATCCGGCTGCGCCCGTAGTTTCCGTACCGCTCTTGATGGGCCGCCAGGGCGATTTCGCAGGCCTGCCGCGCCAGCGGTGACTGTGTGCTGCGGTTAATCAGTCGCATGGTCATCTCCTTCGATACGCTTAAACTCGATCACCCAGACCCACGGGTTGGCCTGCCAACCGTCGTCGCCGTAGATGCTTTTCCATAGGCTACGAAAGCCAAGAAAGTGCTTATCACCAATGACGCAACATTCAGTCGGCGCGCCTACAGCTTTTGCATCCTCTTCACTGATGCCGTTCATCCGCTCGACCCGCACATTTGTAATCTCCAGCAAAATACGGCTGGCCCAGCGCGGCATGTGGATTGATGGGGTCCACCTCTCAACCACCGCCGGTTTGTTGCATTGCTCAATTGGCACGCGGTGTGTTTGTTGAGTCCAGCTCTGCTGCTCACTGGCTTTATAAACCAGAGTGGCAAGGTCAGTTGCCCGGCTATGTACCCGGAACGTCTCGCGCACCCAGATGCGATCGCTTGGCTTACCGAACGGACTATTCCAATAGTTGCCCGCCGCCAGCTCTCCGGCCAATTCGTTGCCTGCTAACTCACAGCCCATGTTCTTATCGATTACCGGGAATTTAACCGGGCGCCGGGTCTGCGTCTTTCGGCCGCCCAGGATCGCCCGCACCATCTGACCGTTAAAAATCATTCCGCGCTCAGTCATTCCAGGCCTCCAGCTCGTTCTCAATTTCTTCGTCGATCTCGTCGTTGGTGGCATCCTCATTGAGATAGCTCAGGGCTTCTTTCCGATACTGCTCACGACGTTCGTCATACCAGGCAGAGAACTCTGGCGACCAGCCACGTTTATCCTGCTGAAAGTCCACTCTGGCATTATCTTCGGCCATGCGTTCAACCATGCAGTCGGCAGTAATCAGGCCGCACTCTCGGATGTATCCGCGCAGATGGTGCTTGCGCCACCATGGGCTATATTTCGAATCGCAACGGCTTTTGAACTCAACTTCCCAGCGGCGGATACAGCGTGCATTTAGTGATTTGCTCATCTCGTTACCGGGAGGGCGAACCCTCCCGCCTCCCTTAGGCCACGTATTCCGGTTTCATATCTGCCAGGGTGATGCTGAACTTATCGTGCAGATCGTCGCCCAGATGACGTTTTGCCGATGCCAGCACTCGTTCAGCTTCCCCGAAGCGCTCGGCACCATCCGGTTCGCCGGGCTGCGGCAGGGAGTTGATCGCTGCCTCAACCTTGTTGCGTGCATCCACCAAGTGATAACGCTTCACGGCCTTGTTTTTCAGCTCGGTGTACAGGGCAGAACCCAGCGCATTTTTGGCACTTTCGATATCGGCCCGAACTGCTTTGGCGTTATCTACGCCCTGAGCTGCCTCAATGCGATCCCGGAAATCATCAGCCATAGCGACAATGTTGGTGGCTGATTCCTGCGCGCTATGGGTTGTTGTTACAGAGTCACCGGGGATGTCAGCTAAGTTAACGCGCTGCGGTGCCGGATTGATCTCCTTCTCGGCGCGTGGCTCAACTTCATCCGGGCTGTAGACCCCGAGGATGACCTCAGGGCAGTACAGGCGCGCCCAGTACTTCACCGCGAGATAGGCGATCTGCTGCTTGGGTGCCGTTTTCCACAGTGGGGAGTTCCGGGTGGTAATGTCAGCCAGGTAGATGTTCTCGCCCCAAGTGATATCCGTCTCGCCGCGCAGGACAGCGCCAACCCGGACAAACAGGCCCAGCTCATCGCGGCCGTCTTTCTTACCGGCGATCTTTTCCCAGTCGCCGCCGTATTCGTAATGGAAACGGCCCACTATGGCGCTTGAACTGGAGATAACTGCGTTTACCAGCTGCGCTTCGTAACCCAGAACGCCGTTAACCAGGTGCGTTTTCTGGGCGACCGCGTAAGGATTCATGCCCCACTGCATGGCCTGCATGACGATCGCCATGCAGTCGGCTGGTTTACCTGCCAGGTGTTTCGGTACAGTCACGGCAGACTGTGCCATCAGTTCAGCAAATGCTGTCAGCTGGCCGAGTGCCTGCACGTTGAATACTGCGTTGCTGGCAGAAATGGTGTTTGGAGTCTGTTCTGCGGCGATAATATTGGTGTTTTGCATTGTCATTCTCTCCATTAAGCCAGGCGCAGCGCTTCAAGGCGGCGCAGGTCGAAGTCGTTCAGTTCGTCGGTGTAGTCTTCGGTGATCGGCGCTGGCCACACGCCAGTGTCGAAAGCGTTAGCGATGCGATTCATGGTCTGGCGATACTCGAGCATGCCCAGCTCAATCAGTTCTTCGCTGGCCTCAACGATGGCGATCCAGTGATAACCCTCGTCTTTGTTAACGAAAATCCAGAAGAACTGGTCCAGTGCAGCGGTCTGCATGTACATGGCCGCGCTGAGGTGGTAATCGCGGTCGATGATTTCGCGGTGCAGGCGGGCGCGCAGGCCGGACTGCTTCACGTTCCACATGCTGATGGTTTTCAGGTCGGCCCCGATGCGTACGGCGTCGATGTCGATTTCCAGATCCGGGCGCACGCGGATTTCCAGCCCGGTCTCCTCATCGATACCTAAATAGCTCGTCTCAACAGCGCGATCAGGGTGCAGCAGCAGCTTGCCGGCGGTCGGGTGCTCATGCAGCGCTTTCTGAATGGCCAGCGCTGTTTGCATCTGCTGCTGGGTCACCAGAATCTTGTCGCCCGGGTTCTCGCGCCACGCATCCAACAGTTCGTCAGCGAATACCGCATCCGGCTTAACGGACTTCACCGCCTGGATCATCTCTGCTTTGGTGCCGGACACTTTCAGCGGTGCAGGTTTCTGCGCTTCCTGTGCCACCAGGTCAGGGTTGATGATCGCCAGCTGCTCGAGGAGCGCATCACGGCTACCGCTGGTTTTAACCGGCGCGGGCAGGGTGGCGTTGTGCTCTTTGATGCAGGCTTTCATCGCGGCAGCAGTCTGTTTCTGGTCAGCCTCAATGCGCTGGAATTCAGCTGGCAGCGTCATATAGCTCTGCGCTGTTTCCTCCAGGCTGCCGCCCATCGGCACCGGCGCGGGCAGGGTGGCGTTGTGCTCTTCCAGCAGCGCCTTGATGTCGTCAGCACTCAGCTGTGCTGGCAGGCTGGCGTTATGCGCATCGATAAAGGTGCGCAGGGTCGCCGCGGTGGTGAATGCCCCTTCCGGGATCACCGGCTCCACGCTGAACTCCTCATCGAGGTTTTCCGGCTGCAGCGCCAGCGCATGCACCAGGTTACCCATATCCAGCACTTTGGAGCCTTCGCGCGGGATGGTCTTGGCGACGTGGCGCGCGTTGAAGTACATCAGGCTGACGCGGGCATCTTTCACCTGGGTCGAGCTGATCCCGTTCGCTGCGTGATAAACGTTATTCGGCAGACCCTCATAGCGGCCCGGTTCGAAGTACGCCGGGTATTCGGCTACTGGTTCGGCCTGATGCGCTTCTGGCTCGATCTGATTCACTTCTGGTGTGTTTTGATGCGCAGAATCGTCATCCTGATGCGCATTTTCCGCATTTTGGTTCACATCGGCCTGTTCCTGGTTAGCCAGGCACGGCGCTGCGGCGGCCAGAACCTCAGCCGCACTCAGGGCATCTGTTTGCGGATCAGCTGCATCAGCGCTTTCGCCTGGTGGAACCGCGTCACCAGTTTCTCCTTCCTGCAGGTTAGTCTCTTCCATCTGCACATCGCTGGTGGTCTCCGTTACTGTTTCCGTTTTTTCGACTGCATTTGAGGGGGTATTGATGACCGGGTCAGCATTTCTACCAATAAGGTTATCGATAGAGAATACGCCGCCGCCGAGGTTGGCGACCTGTGGCTGGCTGGTAGCAGTCAGGTCTTCTTTAACCCACTTCGGATCGACTGGGTCACTGATGCCGTCAACGAACTCGCCGCGTTCCGCAGCTAACTGCTGATCGACAAAGTGGCTATCAATCTCATTCTCCGCAGGTTCGTCAGTAACAGGCTGAAGGGCCACTAACTCAGTTGCAGCATTGAATTCAGCCGTCATCGTCCGGTTCACGAACTCCAGATGCGCGGCTGGCGTCAGGTGGATATTCTCCGGCGCGATGCGAACCAGGTTAAAGATGGCCGCGCGGTTGACAGCCAGAACGCCTGGCTGGTTGCGCAGGATTTTGCTCCATGATTTCCATGGTTCTTCTTTTTTCGCGACAACCTCTTTGGCGCGGCGGTGAATGCTGCCGGGGATTTCCAGATGGTTGAAGTCCATCGGCAGAAGGGCGCAGGCGATCTCCAGATCGAGGGTTTCCAGGGTGTGATGCGCATCTGCGCCGCGGTCAGTTACATACCCGCCGTCGGCATTGGTGCCTGCGTCAGTGCGTTGCACGTGGCTGATGCGGTTACCTGCGGCCCATTCGCGCGTCAGGATCCCGCGGTCGATATAGGGGGTGGCCACCCAGGCCTTAGTGAACTGCAGCAGCAGCGCCAGTTCATGGCGTTTATCCATGCTGAACACTTTGCGAATGGCAGTCGTATAGCGCCACAGGTCTTTGGTATCGAAAGCCTTAATCTCAGAGCAGCTTTCAGCAGCAAGCAGAAGCGTCTGGACATAGCTGTTGTCGGTATCCATCTCCAGTGCATACAGTTCCGCATGTTCACCGCGGGTGACATGATGGCGCAGTTCGTCCACCGTCAGTTGAGCCAGCAGTTGCTGACGGAACGGCAGTTTGCATACTGGATAACGAGTAAACTCATCACCGGTTTTATGGACCCGCAGGCCATTCTCATACCAGTAATCAGGCTCATCCCTGGCCGGGAGCTTTCCACTCTTCCAGTCTTCAGCCAGCTGATTGCGATCACCAGCTTCAGCCTTAATCCAGCTCGACATGAAGACGGCAAGCAGTGCAGGGTCGTGTTCTTTGTCCTGCGGGAAAACGTCTTTGATGGCCTGCACCAGCTTCCACTCAGCATGCAGGCTGAGATCGCTAATATCAGCAACGTCATTTTTGGCCTTCAGGAGACACTGGAAGTAAACATTCCCCTCATCGCTCGCCAGTTCGTTGGCGACGATGTGCTGCTCCTGGCTGATTTCTGAAAGGTATTTGTCACCCAACAGATGAACGGCGAAGCGGACAGCCGGGGTGCGATTTTCAAGCTGGGAGGTGCTGCCCACCTCTGCGGTATCAGTGGCGGTTACCGCCGCGACCGGCTGATTCTCATCGCTGGTGGTGCTGTCCGGGACGGTGGTGGTTTCGCTCTGAGATGCGGCGTCGGGGATCACGTTCCAGGTGCGCTGGTCGTCGGCCAACTGATAGCGCTTACAGAACTCGAAGCAGACGACACCTTCTTCTGGCAGGTCGTCAACAATCGGCATATCGGTGCGTACAGGCTTGGCGTAGTCCTTACCGCGCCCAGTTTCGATGTCGGCGTCTTCCAGCGCGACATCGAGCGTCAGGGCGGCGCGCGCTGCACTTTTCGCAGTGAACCAAATCACCGCATCTTTCTTGCCAGACTTCTGACTGGCCTTAAGCAGATGGAAAAATTCCATGTCAGATCCTCATTTTTGGATGTAAGATCCCCGGGCCAGAGATAGCGCCCATTGGGTGTGTTTTTGGTTTTGGTATAAATTCCGGTGTAACTTTGGTCGGTGGCACCGGACGTAGACCCCGCCTTGCGCGGGTTTTACGTTAGGCTTCGTGGGCCATCTGGTCGTACGAAGCGCAACGCTTGGAGCAATAATCGAGTTCTTCGCGCGCCAGCTGGGCGCCGCGGATGAAGAGCAATACGTTTTTAACTTCTTTGTCTTTCTCGATTGGTTTGCGGCAGTACGCGCATGTCTTCTGCATCATCATCTCCTCAGAACTTAACCGTGGTTTCCGCTGGAACTTCGTCACTGCGAACGATCCGTTCAACCGGGTAGCAATCCCCTGAAACCTTCTGTTCGATAGCGGCCTGCTCGCATTGCTGCTGACTGTCATAAACATCGAGAACGACATCCTGGAATTCACCATTGGTCATGCCGATGGTCAGGACGAGAGCGAATAAGGTGCCCATCAGTGTGTACCTGCCGGAACCAGATGCGGTTCAATATTGCGTGAGGCATACGGTCGGCGGATGTGGCGCAGATTTCCCTGCGGTTCGTGCCAGTACATGCCTTCGCTGTAGTTAAAAGAGACCAGCCATGCTGCGCCGGTACGCTGATTACGCATTGGAACGGCGCGACCGCTGTTTGGTACTGCTGGATTAATTTTCATCTCAATCACCTGTTTGCCCTTGTCGCCAGGCTGGCGGAACATTTCTTTAACCTGACAACGCTGCGCTTGTTGTCGATGTAGAAACATTACAAGTTTATCTAGAAGCTGTAAAGGTGATTTATAGAAAAACTTTAAATTGAGGTCGTGCGAATTGACGCACATGTGATTGCGTTAAAGAATTTTTAGTTCGAAATGTTTTTGATGATATCTGCTACATCGCCCTTAAGAAGGTCGAGTTCCTTTAAAACGCTTTTCGCGTGGACGATCAGACGATTCTTTTCTGCTTCAGGCATCTGGTTGAATAAAGCCAATAACGCCTGCTCTTTGTCATCCAGTGGGGTAGAACGCGCTAACTCTTCCAGTTCATCTGCAGTTGGCTCTTCACCGGGAGGAAGAAAGAACCAGTGTCCCGGCTTGCCTGTCGCAGCTGAGAGGCGCTTAAGGCGCTCACCTCTTGCAGTGGTGTCGCCTTTAGACCATTGATGTGTCGCTTGTGGGCTAACCATGACTCTACGGGCCAGCTCTGAAAGGTTCCAGCCAGTCTGCGCAAGTACTTGGTTAATGCGGAAGGCAAAGTTCTTATTTTCTTCTTTCATGCAATCCATTTTACAAACCTACCTTGTAAACATCACTTCAAGACTTGTTCAAGAAAAACTAGAAATGCTTGAAGGTTGAATGTATAGTTTTCCTTGAAACGAAAAGGAGAACCCATGAACCCTGAATTAAAGCGCCAGATCTGCACACAGATGAGTCAAACAGACATAGCTATTGCGCTTGGAACTACACCGCAAACTGTAAGCCTATGGTTGAGCGGGCAGGTGCCAGCGAATCGCGTAATCCCTCTCTGTAAGGTTCTTGGGTGGAGCATTACGCCGCATCAGTTGCGTGAAGACATCTACCCGAACCCCACCGACGGTTTACCAAAGGAGGAGCATTAACAATGCAAACACTTTCTTTTCAACAGAATACCAGAGCGCCGACAGAGCGCCTGACATTCCAGTTTCAACAAGATGAGAGGGATAGCCAAAAGATTGATCACCGTGCCATCTGTTCTGCCGTTCGCGCCTGGGCAGCAGCAGAGGGGCGTGTGGCTGTAGCCCTGGCAATCAAAGAGGCGGTTGAAGAGGCGGTGCTGGTAGGGATCGACACCAGCTGCAATGCCGATGTGTGGAATGTGAAGCTGTTTCGATGGCTGGATAACAAGGAGAAGTCTCCAGTCTACCGGGCGAACGTCGAGCAACTGGAGCCGGTCATCATTTCGGTTTTGCCGCTGGCGTACCGGGATCGGGTTGTTAAGCACGATAGCTTCGCGCTTCGCATCGCCAAGTCGGTGAAAGAGGATGCCGAGGCCATTCAGGCAGTCGTTCTCAAAGCCCCCAAACAGGAACGCTGGAAAGAGATCAGCGAAAGCATAGTTGCTAAGTACCTGCTGGATGGACCGGATTCAGTCGCGCCAATTATGGCGATGGTCACGACGATGCTTGGAGGTGCGATTTGACGAGTTCTAAAAAGGCGAAAGCCGCGGTGCGTGAACACCAACGGCTTTCAAGTGCAAAAACTGTGCGTAATTGCGGAGGTGAGTATGTCAAATACCGCTGAGATATTCAAATTCCCCGTTCCAAAGCAGGAACAACAGGAGAGCCGCATGGCTGATCTGGAAAATGGCTATCTTCGTTTAGCCAATCAGATCCAGGATGCCCTGTGTATCGTTGAGCTATCCGGGCGTGAGTTCCGGGTACTGAATGCCATCGTTCGGCTGACCTATGGCTGGTCCAAAAAATCAGACAGGATCGCTAACAGTCTCATTGCCGATAAAACGACGCTGAAGGTGAAGCACGTTTCTGAGGCCGTGCTGAGTCTCGCCTATCGGAACATCATCATCCTGCGTCGCATCGGGCAAACCAGATACATAGGGATTAACACCAACCTGGATAAATGGGCTTACACCAAGCCAAATTGTACAAGATGCCCAGTGACTTTCCCGGCTGCTGAAGCTGTCACATGGGTTATCTCGGTCCCTGAAGTCAATGTCTACAATCCCCAGAAACAGGGATGGTTATCCCTGAAAACAGGGACAGCTATCCCTGAAAACGGGGATGGTAAAAATACCCCTCAAACCATCCCTGAAAACGGGGATGGTTATCCCCGAAAACAGGGAAAGGGATCCCCGAAAACAGGGAACACCAAAGACATTCTTCCAAAGACAAATATAAATACAGATCTAACCCCCTCTAATCCCCCAGGGGGGAAGGTGAAGTTTGATCCGTTGAGTATCCCGGTTCCTGAATGGCTGGATGCGTCGTCCTGGAATGAGTGGGTCGCTTACCGTCAGCAGTCTGGCAAAGCCATCAAAACTGAACTGACCGTCACCAAAGCGTTCCGTCTGCTGAAAGAGTGCCTGGACGAAGGTCACGATCCGGTAGCTGTGATCAACACCAGTATCGCAAACGGGTATCAGGGGCTGTTCAAGCCAAAATTCGGTCTTAACAACCGCAAGGCGGCCCGGGATGTGAATCACATTTCCCAGCCAGACAAAAAAATTCCAACGGGCTTCAGGGGGTAACCATGAAAAACGCAATCGGCACCGGCAGTGCGCTTGAGCGCCTTCGGAAGTTTATCCCTGCCAGCGTGCAGCCAAAATTCAACAGCGTCGCAGAGTGGCAGGCCTGGCAGCAGGAAGAGGGCCGTAAACACTGCCAGCTAATCGAGAAGCAAAACCAGCGTGCCCGGTCTGAGAAGATTTTTGGTCGTGCCGGAATACAGGCCCTTCATCGCAGCTGCTCGTTCGCGAACTACGAGGTGTCAGGCCAGGAACAGCGTCAGGCCTACAGCATGGCGAAGAGCTACGCGCAAAACTTTGGTCGCGGATTCGCAAGCTTCGTGTTCAGCGGCGCACCGGGTACCGGCAAGAATCACCTGGCAGCGGCGATCGGCAACCACCTGCTGGCAGCCGGGCACTCCGTTCTGGTGGTGACCATCCCTGACCTGATGCTCCGCGTTCGCGAGTGCTATGACGGCGGGCAGTCTGAATCAGCGCTGCTGAACGACCTGTGCAACGTCGACCTCCTGGTGCTTGACGAAGTTGGCATCCAGCGCGGCTCCAGTGGTGAGAAGGTGATCATCAACCAGGTAATTGACCGTCGGCTCTCCTCGATGCGGCCAGTTGGCATCCTGAGCAACCTGAATTACGACGAGCTGGTGGCCACACTCGGCGCGCGAGTCGTGGATCGTCTTCGGATGGACGGTGGTATCTGGGTCAATTTCGACTGGGCAAGCTATCGCGGGAACGTATCGCACCTGCGGGCTGTGAAGTGAGAAGGGAGTGAATATGCCGAGACCAAAAACTCAACACGAGCGCACCCTGTTCATCGCCTGGATTATCGAGCTGGTGAAAAAGCATGGCCGCGCAACGACCAGAGATGTCGCCGCCATGTTCGGCCTGCACCGCACCACCGCCGAGAAATACATCCGCGCTGCCGTAGAGCAGGGGAAACTTATCCGCCACGGGCGCTGCGGCGTCTTCCGAGACCAGCGGGCAGTTATCGATTTTGACATGGAACGTTACACGCACCGAGGAGCATCACATGAGTGATTCACTGAGCAACAAAGAGCTGGTGGCCGTTGGTCATCATCTGGCGAAAGCATTAAGCAGCGACACGCCGATCATGGACATCGCGAAGATACTTTCGCGCCTGGCAGAACGTCTGGACTGCACCACCGCGGCGCTGCACGAAACGCAGAAGCAGCGGGATGCGCTGGCGGCCGTGCAACTGCAAGTTATCAGGAAAGCGCTGGATGAATGCTCCGAGTATCTCGACAGGGACTGCATCATGGAGACGAACGGCATTAGCTACGAAGACGCTGCTCAACGAGAAGTCGGTGCAATGGTTCTTCATGATGCATTGCTTCGCCAGGGGGTCGCCCAATGACCAACAAACAGGCGCAGGAAAAGCTCAAAGCAGCTGCAGCGAAAGCGGCCGATAACTTCGACCCGAATATGTTCGTTGAAATCCGCGACGTGCTGGCTCTGCTGGAGGAGCTGGAAGCAAAAGACAAGCAGATTACAGATTTGAAGGAGGCGTTCCGAATTGCTTTGTCTGCTGCTGGCATCATCACCCGGATTGAGGACTAACCCATGACATTCACCAAAGAGCGTTTGCAGGAAATTGTCGAAGATGGATTTCTGAAGCACGGAGAAAGCAAGGAGTTGGCGCGCATGGCACTGGCGGCGCTGACGGCTGAGAAGGTCATTCTCTACCGTGAGGTAAACCCTTACAACGGCATGACCACAGGATGGATGGAGCTTACCGAGCAGAAATATGAATTCGTCAAAGATAACGCCAGTGCTAACGCCGAGTTCCTCACACGTTACACCGCCCAGCCAGCGCCGGTAGTGCCTGATGCACTTTACCAATTCGCCGAATTCATGGCCGCAGAGTCTATCAAGTCAGGCGATTACCCGGACGGATGGCAGTGCAAGGCGTCAAATGCCGCCCATGAATACGCACAATCCTGCCGCGCCGCCATGCTTCAGGGTGCCGAACCTGTGCAGGGGTGGGTGCCGTGCAGCGAGCGGATGCCAGTCGAAAACGACATCGTGCTCGTTGTAGACGATGGATATTTCGTATGTGAGGCTCAATACCGGGATGGTGACTTTTACTCTGCTGTGCGCGGAAAGGGAGAGTTTTTCGAGACGACTTGCCGTGACGTTGAGCTATGGCAACCGATGCCAGCAGCACCGCAGCAGGAGGCATGATGTACGACAATTACACTATCAACCGCTGCGACGCCATGGAATGGCTTGCAGAGCATTATCCAACCTTCCCGGACAAGATGCCAGATGTGCCGCTTAAGACCGACTGGTGTAGCGCCAGCCTGTTCAGAGGGTGGAGTTTCGTTATCTTGCTAGATGGCTCACTGGTCTTTGCTGACTGCCTGTCACCTCCCATCCGGGCAGAAGATATGGCTGGATTCAAGCTGCCTGAATTGACATAGCTACCATACAAGCGATATGGGGATTCCCATATCGACCCGCCTAGGGCCTCTTCAGAGGCCTTTTTCATGAGCGCACTGTGGCGCTGTGCTTTCATTTTTTCAAATTCGACACGCATTTTGTGCGCTTAAAACATTGATCAAATCAGCTCACAGGTATACTGTATGAATATACAGTTGATGCAGCGGAGGCAATTATGAAAGTTGAGTTAACCATTGATCGTACTAAAGAACTTCCTAAGGGCGCGGTTCCGGCACTGGAAAAAGAACTATTAAAACGACTCCAGAACCAGTTCGATGATTGCAGTCTGGTGATACGTCGTGCAGGCTCGGATGGGTTAAGTGTTTATGGCGGCGAGAAGGAAGCAAAGAAGACGGTCGAGGGGATTCTTCAGGATACTTGGGAAAGTGCAGACGACTGGTTCTATTAAGATTGTACGCAGGGGTAGCGCGCATTTTCAGAATACCGCAATTTGCGAATCCCATTGATGCTGCTGCCGACAATTTCTAATCGCGTCTGTATGTCGCTCAGGGGGATTATGTGGGGGGTGTAGCTCAGTCAGATTTACGAGTGACCATAACCGATGGCAAAGGAAGGGAGTTGCTGTCCTTCAAATTGGGGGCGGAGGAGCGCTACATAATTTCTAACAACGATAATTCCATAAACCACAGAAAACTAAGCAGGGATGATCGTTATTGGTCTAAGGAAACCCTCATGGAAGTTGTAAGAGAAATGGCTTCTAAAAATTGACTTGTCACTACGTACACAATCATAATTATTGAGCTGGCCTGAACAACCAGCAACCTGACCACGATGCGCCACGGAGAAAGCTCCCATGGCGCAGTTACAACTCATCAAGCAATCCTCAGGAATCCTGATCCCCGCCACGCCGGAGACCAGCGATTTTCTGCATTCAAAATGTAAGCTCGGCGCGGTGCTGGTGGCCGACTTCAAACAGGTCCGTAACCCAGCTTTCCACCGCCGCTTCTTCGCTCTGTTGAATCTCGGCTTCGAATACTGGGAGCCAACTGGCGGGGCCATCTCATCCAACGAACGCAAGCTGGTGACCGGCTACGCGAAGTTCTTGGCATCGTTCGGCGGAAGTGAAACCGCGCTGCTGGATGCTGCTGAACAGTATCTTGAACGCATCGCCGACAAGCGCACTGGTAGCATCAGCGCCTGCAAGTCCTTCGACGCGTATCGCGCATGGGTAACCATCGAATCCGGACATTACGACGCTATCCAGCTGCCTGATGGCACCCTTCGGAAACATCCCCGCAGCATCGCCTTCGCCAATATGGACGAGACCGAGTTTCAGCAGCTCTACAAAGCCGCGCTCGATGTTCTCTGGCGCTGGATATTGTCGCGCGCATTCAGAGACCAGCGCGAGGCCGAGAACGCCGCCGCGCAGCTGATGAGCTTCGGGGGATAACCAGATGGCGAAATCATGGTTCCACTACACCGAATGCACAACCGAGCAGGCCGATGAACTTCAGCGGCAGTACCAGCGCCGCGGGGTAGCGGTCAAGCGCAGCCTTAATCGCGATTACCTTACCTGGACCGTCAGCGTAGAGCGACAGGAGGTTAAGTACCTCGAGCCAACGCCGCGAACGTTCCGCCAAAAGGTCTGGGGGTGATCATGGCTAAGAAACCCCGCCGTAAGTGCGCAAACCAGATCTGCCGCGAGTGGTTCCACCCGGTTCGCGACGGCCAGGTGGTATGCAGCTACGAATGCGCTACGGCCATTGCCAAAGCGCAGACCGCAAAGAACCGCGCCGAGGCTTTGCGAGCTGAGAAGAAGCGCCAGCGCGAAGAGGAGAAGGCAGGGCGGCAGCGCCGCCGCGAGAAGCGTGTAGCATTGAAAACCAAAACGCAGTGGAAGAGTGAGGCCCAGACCGCATTCAACCGTTACGTGCGCCTGCGCGATGCCGGAATGCCGTGCATCAGCTGTGGCCGCCTCCCTGCTCAGAAGTATGGCGGAACCATGGACTGTGGACACTACCGCACCCGTGGTGCTGCCGCGCACCTTGCATTCAATCTGCATAACACCGCAGCCCAGTGCGCCCAATGTAACCGTGACCGTTCTGGCGCTCAGAAAGCGTTTGAGCAGGGCCTGATTGAGAGGATTGGGCCAGAGAAGGTCGAAGCCCTGAACAATAATAACGCCGTTCGCAAGTTCGATATCCCATACCTTCAGCGCATCAAAACCATCTTCACCCGTAAAGCCCGCGCGCTGGAGAAGCGCCGCGCCAGACAGCAGGAGTTCGCCGCTTGAAACCAGAACTGATCGAATCGCTTCGCATGCGCTGGCTGCGCCTCCGCATTTATCGCCGCCCGGGAACGGTGCTGGTGGACTATCGAATCCTTCGTAACTTTATCCGCATTTACAAGATGGCAGGAGCCGCAGCATGAACCTCGAAAACACCGTGAAATACCACTTCGCAAAGTCCACGATGATCAGCGACTCCCCGCGCGCCACCGCATCAGATTCTCTGACCGGTACGGATATCATGGCAGCCATGGGCATGACGCAGGAACGCGCCGCTATGGGCTATAGCGCTTTCCTCGGGAAGATGGGGATCAGCCATAACGACCGGGAGAGGGCGATCGCGCTGCTGGCCGAATACGCGCTGACAAAATGCGATAAAGTTGCTGCGCTGCGCAAGCTGGGCAACGGGGTGAAGCCGCTGGTAATGCATCAGCTGGCCACGTTCGCGTTTGAGGACTATTCGCGCAGCGCCGCCAGCGTGAAACAGTGCGATTGCTGCGCGGGGCAGGGGTTTATCGAGGCTGACGTTTTCACCAACAAATACCGTAAGCCAGAAGGCAAGATGACCGTGGCCGGAATGGTGAAAGTCAAAGAGACCGTAAAAGTGCTCTGCAAAAAGTGCAACGGTGCAGGGCGGGTGAGCGCAGCCTGTAGTGATTGCCGGGGGCGCGGTAAAGCCGTAAATCAGAAGGAAACGAAGAAACAGGGTTTGCCGGTATTCAGCACATGTAAGCGCTGCAGTGGGCGCGGGTATGAGCGGATCCCTTCAACTGAGGCTTATGCAGCTGTTTGCCAGATTACGGATGCGATCACCGTCGCCACATGGGAGAAGTCTGTTAAGCCATTCTATGACCAGATGATCTCTAAATTCGACATCGAGGAGGCGTGGGCAGAAGCGCAGATCAAGCAGATAACGCGATAGCACTCACGAAAATAGCTTACGTTTCAACGTGGGCTATTTACTTTTCCGGAAACTGTGTTAATTTCATCGCAACGATGGGTTACTGCCTTCGTTTCAAGCCCTGCGGTTAACACCGTGGGGCTTTTGCTTTTAACTCACCGCTGAATATGAACTCATGAATTTATGAAGGCTGCCTATTGGCGGCCTTTTTCTATTTCAGGCTCCCGGATACCCCCATCACTCGTTTTGTCGTTAATTCATCCGGCGAGCCTGAGCCTCTTACTACATACAGCACCCCGAAACCTATCGGAGGTGAGAGCATGTTACGCATGGAAAAATTAACCACTGGCATCGCCTATGGAGCCTCAGCGACCAACGCTGGTTACTGGAGTCTCCAGCTGCTCGACCAGGTATCACCATCGCAGTGGGCAGCCATTGGTGTGCTGGGCAGCCTGGTATTCGGGCTGCTGACGTATCTGACGAACCTGTACTTCAAAATCAAAGAGGACCGGCGCAAAGCCGCCAGGGGGGAATAGTGGCAGACAGATCAAAGCTTAGCGCTGCGGTACTGGGGCTTGTTCTCGCCGGTGCGTCAGCTCCCGTGATTCTCGACCAGTTCCTGAATGAGAAAGAGGGCAACAGCCTGACCGCCTACAGCGACGGTTCCGGTATCTGGACAATCTGCCGTGGGGCTACGCTGGTGGACGGTAAACCGGTTCGCCAGGGGATGAAGCTGACGCAGGCTAAATGTGGTCAGGTGAATGCCGTAGAGCGCAACAAAGCGCTGGCCTGGGTTGAGCGTAATATTCGGGTGCCGCTAAGCGAGCCACAGAAGGCCGGGATCGCTTCGTTCTGCCCGTACAACATCGGGCCGGGTAAGTGCTTCCCCTCAACGTTCTACCAGCGCATGAATGCCGGTGACCGTAAAGGCGCTTGCGAGGCAATTCGCTGGTGGGTCCGCGATGGTGGCAAAGACTGCCGGTTAACGAAGGGTCAGAAGAACGGCTGTTACGGTCAGGTGGAACGACGGGATCAGGAAAGTGCTCTGGCATGCTGGGGGCTCGATAAATGAAAACCCGGCACCTTATTGCGATCGTCGTGTTCATTGTCTGCCTGTTCGGTAGCGCATGCTGGTCAGCCTGGCACTACAGCGATAAAGCCAGCAAGGAAAAAGCACGTGCCGATTCAGCTGAGCAGCAGGCCGAAGCTGCAAGCGCAGTCACCGCCAATGTTATTCGGGCCGTGAACATAATCAACGCCATTTCCGAGGCTAACCAGAATGCAAAGAACGAGATCGCACTGGAGTCACAGAGAACCCAGGCAGATATCAAAGTGGCTGTTGCGAATGATGATTGCGCTCGTCAGCCTGTGTCTGCTGCAGCTGCTGACCGGCTGCGGCAATTCGCGGACAGTGTACGTGCAGGTTCCAGTGGTCCCGCTACCGGCCAACCTGATAGCTGAGACGCCACAGCCAGCCATTCCCGAACCGCTGACCTACGGGACCAGTCTGGATATGAATGTCAGTCTGCTGGCGGCGCTAGGCCAGTGCAACATCGATAAGGCCAGCATCAGGAAAATCGAAACATCACGAGCCTCGCAATAGCGGGGCTTTTTACTAACTGAGGACAAAGAATGTCATCTCCGATCATGAAGTATTTTGCGTACCAGCATCTTCCGGCACACCTGCAGGAAGTGAGTAAGCCAATTGGCGATCTTGCGACGCTGATGGATGAAACCTTGCCGGACGGCGCGGAAAAGTCAGCAGGCCTGCGCAAACTGCTTGAGGCCAAAGACGCACTGGTACGCGCCAAGCTGGGTTAAGTCATTCCAAAGCCCATCCACGGGTGGGCTTGAGAATGGGTTAAAAAAATAAGTCACCAAATGCACTAATTATCGTACTGATTGAAACCATGACCGTACCGATTACTATATTCATCGATAGTTTTCTGGATTCAACAGTCGTAACGGAAGGCTTCCCGTCACTTCCCATCGGGTAATCCCCCATATCAGAAGGGTGTACCTCAAACGCTCTATACACACCTTTGTAAAAGATTGGAGCCATTGTTAATAAAATGCCTGGCAATGTGCTTAAAGTGCCAAATTTAGTTAGCAAGGACGGTTCATGCAAAGCAGCAGTCAGTATAACCCCTGCAAATAAGATGAATGTTTGTATGCCAAGCATGGCCAATGGCTTTGAAAAGGAAATAAACAGCCAATCGTAGGGGTGTGAGTCATCTTTGCTAAATTCCACAATGTTCTCCAATTAACGCAAGCAATTAAGGTGTTTAATTATAAAAAGCACGTATTTAACTAAATGAAAACATTGACGAATTCGTCAATGGCACTTTTTGATACAACCATTTGTAGGCTCATCGTAATGGCTATAGCGGATAAAACGTAATTATACCCTATAGGGGATAAATGGAGTGACCAATGGCAAAACCGGACTGGGGGGGCGCTGGAAGACCAGTTCCTCGCCCGACTTACAGATTCCGCTCAACAGGATTACTTTACCCTAAGAGAGCGAATAGAAATCGCCGAAAAGCAAATTGCCGGCCTGCAGTAGTACAACAAAGAGCAATGCTTGAGGTAACTATGTCACTACAAGTCAGCCAAAACTCCTCTCAATTCCGTGAGGGATGGGATAAGCAAACAGAACTTAAAGTCGAGTAATCATCATAGGGCGCATTCACGCAGTGCGCCCGATGGTGAGTGTTACCCAAAAATAAGATTCCATCAGCCATCACTTGGCGCTAATGTGGACTTTCTCAATTCATTAGGCGAGGCATTGATGCGATTCCTTATTCAAACATTCCTGACCAGAACAAGCGATGGCAGGCAACTTAAGTATGAAATATATTCGAGCAACAGGAAGCTTGATCACTTCGACAAAGTGCCGGAGGGTAGTTGCCGGGTGATCTGTTATCAATTGAGCGACAAGTCAATCCAAATCATTAATGACGATGTTGACGTAACACCTCTCTTTGAAGCAAACCAGCCAAAGCCAAATACGTGGTACTCCGATGGGCCGGACAGGGTGCGCCTTGATATGCTAATTGATTACCTCAGAGATAACAGCTAACCGCCTCTGGGCGGTTTTTTATAGCCATCACCATGGGTAGGCCCATCGCAATGGCCTAAAGGTTCTATACGCAGCGGCACTTTGTAACGTTATCAATACCAGTAACCATTCTGGCTTCTTTGACTGCTATCTCAAGGTTGTTAGCACAAAGCTTTTGGTAATCACCGGTCGTGAAGCCAGCCTTATCAGCCTCGCTTAGTAAGGGATTGATTGTTTTGCATGACGCTCGATGAATTCTGGTAAAGCGTTTATCACTTTCAGTGCCCTTACCACAGGCCGTCTTTAGAGCGTTGACGACAAACCCTTCCGGATTATCAGTCAGCCATTTCTGATAGGCTTCTTCACTATCCAGTTGTCGATCACTTCTGAACACTTCAAGTGCCATAGTACATCCCCATTGGTTTATATGGCCTTAATATATAATAAGAGATTCTCATGGCAAAACCGGACTGGGGCGTGCTTCAGCAACGGTTCCTGTCCGACCATGCCGTAACCGGCGTATCACCGAAGGAGTGGTGTGAAGCGCAGGGACTGAATTATGCAACCGCACGCCGACACATCAAAAAGCCTACTGCGCAAACTGCGCAGAAGAAAGTGCGCACTGCGCAAAAAGAAAAGTGCGCAGATGAGCTGGTGGATGATGATGACTTGACGGCCCAGCAAAGACTTTTCGTCGCAGAATACCTGAAGGATCGCAATGCCACACAGGCAGCTATCCGGGCGGGGTACAGCAAAAAGACAGCCAATGAGCAGGGTGCAAGGCTGTTAGCAAAAGTTAGTGTGGCTCAGGCTATTGCGCAGCAGCAGAAAGCGTCCATTGAACGCACACTTGGCAGTGCCGATGAAGTTCTCTCCCGGATGTGGCAGCTCGCCACCTTCGATGCAAACCAGCTTTCACAGTATCGTCGCGGCGCCTGCCGGTATTGCTGGGGTGATGGACATTACTACCAGTGGCGCGATTACGTTGAATTTGAAGAGGCGCTGGCAAAGGTTGAAGGCAAAGAGGGCGTTAAACTTCCTGAGGATTCCGGCGGCTATGGCTACGATCATAACCGTGAGCCTAACCCTGATTGTCCACGCTGCAATGGCGACGGAATAGGACAGCCATACTTCGCGGATACCCGGAAACTTCCTCCTGATGCTGCCCTGGCTTATTCCGGCGTGAAGCTGGGTAAGAATGGCGTTGAGATAACAGCCATTAGCCGCGAGCGTATGTATGAGGCTGTGATGAAGCGGCTTGGCCTGGCTGATAGCGAGTTTGCGCAGCGTCTGCAGCAGATTGAAATCGAGCGTCGGCAACTGGAAGTGGAAAAACTCCGCAAAGAGCTGGCTTCCGAGCCTGATGATGATGTTCCGGCACCAGTTGCAATCAACATTAACGTGGTAGACGCGAGGGTTCGTGATGATAGCGCCGACGCTTAACGTTCCCCAGGCGCGCTTCCTCGCAATGCCGCATAAGTTTAAGGCCTACGTTGCCGGGTTCGGCTCCGGTAAGACGTGGGTTGGCTGCGGCGGCATCTGCAAGGGGATGTGGGAGTTCCCCAAAATCAACCAGGGCTACTTCGCGCCGACCTATCCGCAGATCCGTGACATCTTCTACCCGACAGTGGAAGAGGTGGCTTTCGACTGGGGCATGAACGTCAAAATCAACGAGGGCAACAAAGAGGTTCACTTCTACGCCGGACGTCAGTACCGCGGAACGACTATCTGCCGTTCGATGGAGAAGCCAGGCTCTATTGTCGGCTTCAAAATCGGCAACGCAATGGTTGATGAACTGGACGTTATGGCTGCCGCAAAAGCGCAGCAGGCATGGCGAAAAATCATCGCGCGTATGCGCTACAAGGTTGACGGCCTGCGTAACGGCATTGATGTGACCACCACGCCAGAGGGCTTCAAGTTCGTCTACCAGCAGTTTGTCAAAGCTGTGCGCGATAAGCCTGAACTGGCGACGCTGTATGGCCTGATACAGGCCTCTACGTTCGATAATGAGGCGAACCTCCCGCACGATTACATCCCTTCGCTGATGGACTCCTACCCGCCAGAGCTGATTAAGGCGTATTTGCGTGGGAAGTTTACCAACCTGACCAGCGGCACCATCTATCACCAGTTTGATCGCCGACTGAATAACTGCACCGATGAGGAGCAGGCAGGCGAGCCGCTGTATATCGGCATGGACTTTAACGTCGGCAAGATGGCGGCCATCGTCCATGTGCTGCGCGACGGAGAACCGAGAGCTGTACGGGAGCTGGTGAAAGTTTACGACACGCCAGCGATGATTAAGCGCATCCAGGAGGAGTTCTGGCGCTATGAAGGCGGACGTTACGTCGCCTCTCGTCAGATTTACATCTATCCCGATGCTTCCGGCGATTCGCGCAAATCGAACAACGCCAGCGCCACGGATATCGCGCAGCTTAAACAGGCCGGATTTAGCGTGGTGGTGAACGCCGCTAACCCGCCCGTGAAGGATCGCATTAACTCAGTGAACGCCATGTTCTGCAACGGCAACGGAGAGCGCCGCTACAAAGTCAACGTGACCCGTTGCCCGGTATACACCGACAGCCTGGAACAGCAGGTATGGGCGGCGAATGGCGAGCCGGATAAATCAGCCGACAACGATCACCCCAATGATGCTGGTGGTTACTACATCGTGAAGCAATTCCCGATTATCAAACCAACTGGCAAAGTCACCAAACTACGGATGTAAGACCATGCCTGATATTTCAACACCCAATCTGGACTATGGGAACATGGTGCAGGCGTGGGACATTAACGACGCCCTGATGGGCGGCACACTGTATATGCGCCAGCTGGGTGAGACCTATCTGCCGCGCTGGCCTAAGGAAGATAAAGAGGATTACAAAAAGCGCCTGGCTGTGGCCACACTTCTCCCTGCCTACGAAGAGACGATCAACCAGAACGTCGGGCGTGTATTCGCCGAGCCGATTAAGCTGAGCGAGGACGTGCCGGACCAGATCCGTGAATTTACCAAAGATATCGACCTCGAAGGCACCCGCCTGGATGTATGGGCGCAGTCGTTCTTCAGCCTGGCGATGCAGTATGGCCTCTCCCATGCGCTGGTGGACTATCCGCGCGTTGACCCCGAACAGGTCAAGACCAAGGCGGATGAGAAGGCGACCGGCGCACGCCCATACGTCACAATGCTGAATCCCCGCCAGGTGATCGGCTGGAAGTCGAAGATGACTGGCGGCAAGGTCGTGCTCACGTCGCTGCGCATCAAAGAGGTGGTGGTCGAAGACGGTGACGACTTCGGGCAGACGAAAGTCGAACAGATCCGCCTCCTGACGCCGGGCAAGGTCGAAATATATCGAAAGATCGCTGGTGGTCAGGGTGAATCGACCTGGCAAAAGCACGAAGAGTGGGCAACCTCCCGTCGAGATATCACCCTGGTCACGCTCTACACCAAGCGCACCGGCTTCATGTGCGGTTCACCGCCGCTGCTCAATATGGCGCTGCTGAACGTCAAGCACTGGCAGAGCCAGAGCGAGCAGGACAACATCCTCCACGTCGCCCGGGTGCCGATCCTCACCGTGTTCGGGCTGGCGCAGGGTGAAGAGCTGGTGATTGGTTCCTCCTCTGCGACCTCATTCGATGATCGGCAAAAGCAGGGCCTCGAGTACGTCGAGCATACTGGCTCATCCATCGGTGCTGGCAAAGAGTCGCTGGCTGAGCTGGTGGAGCAGATGCGCCAGGCTGGCGCGAAGCTGCTGCGCACCGACAATACCTCGACGAAGTCAGTAGACCAGACCTCTGAAGAAAAAATGCAGGAGCAGTCCCCGCTCTACACCATGGCGACCAGCCTGGAGGATGCGATCGACAACATCCTGCAAATCATGGCCGAGTATATCGGTGAGAAAGAGGGCGGCAACGTTGATGTCCGTACTGAGCTGGATGTTGAGTCGAATGAGTTCAATCCTCCGGCAGCGCTGGCTATTCAGTCCCTGCGCCAGGGTGGTGACCTCCGTCGTATTGATGCCATTAAAGCCTTGCAGAAGCTCAACCTGATTGATGCTGATGCCGATCCTGAGAAGGTCCTGGATGAGCTACTGGCTGAATCGGCCTCGCTGACTGAGCCACCAGTGGAAGAGGTGTAACATGGCTCGCTCCGTCAACGACCGCCTGCAGGATGAGACGATAGCGCATGGCCTGTATGTGACGCGCTACGGCACTGGCATCGCCCGGCGCATGGTGGCGCTGCTGAACAAACTGGATGCAGAGCTGGCCGCGAAACTGCTGGTGCTGCTGGACGGCAAACGGGCGGATACCTACAGCGCCCGTCGCCTGGCATCGCTGCTGGCTGGTGTGCGTGAACTGAATCAGCAGGCCTACGAACCGGTTAACGCGGCGCTGGCACGCGAGCTGACGCGCTACGTTGAATATGAGGCCGGGTATCAACTGGACCTTTTCAGCAGCATCATCCCGCAGCAGATCCTCAAACACGTTCCGCTGCAGAGCATTGCCCCTGAGCAGGTCTACGCCGCAGCAGCAGCGCAGCCGTTTCAGGGTCGACTGCTGAAGGAGTGGGGCCAGAAGCTTGAAGCCGACCGGCTGGACAAAATCACAAATGCTGTGCGCTCTGGCTTCCTCCAGGGCGAAACGGTAGAGCAAATTGTCCGGCGCGTTGCCGGCACGCCAAAACTAAACCGTGAAGATGGGGTGATCAATGCATCCCGACGTGACCTGGCGGTGGTGACCCGCACCGCGGTGAACCATATGGCCGCCACGGCGCGGCAGGAGTTCGCCCAGGCCAACAGCGATATCGTCAAGGCCAAGCAGTGGTCATCCACGCTGGATACGCATACCAGTCAGTGGTGCATCATCCGCGACCGCAAGCTCTACACGCTCGACGGCAAGCCGCTGGGGCATGTGGTGCCGTATCTGCGCGGCCCCGGCAAAATTCACTTCTGCTGCCGCTCCGGCGAAATCCTGATCACGAAGTCGTGGGAAGAACTGAAGATACCCTCTGACGAGCTGAGCAGCGCCACACGCGCCTCAATGGACGGGCAGGTGCCAGCGCATACCAGCTATGCCGACTGGCTCGCCAGGCAGCCATACGCGCGACAGGAGCAGGTGCTGGGCGTTACCCGGGCGCAGATGCTGCGCGACGGCAAAATCACGGTACCGGAGATGTTCAACGATGCCGGGGAGTTCCTCACCCTGGACGAACTGCGCCGCGTGGATGCTTCGGCGTTTGAATAACACAACCCTAATCAACATCAAGGCTGCCTCCGGGCAGCTTTTTTTATGCCTGCCGCTGAGCGGATGCGACGCGGTGACCGGGTCGGATGACCCACAACCAATGGCCGGAAGGCTGGAGCAAAACAATGAAACTCAAACTCGATGCTAACGGAAATGTGGTTGTTGAAAACGGTATGCCTGTGTACGTCCATGATGACGGCAAAGAGTTCCCGTTCGATGCAGCCGCAGCGATGACCAAAATCACCTCCCTGAACGGTGAGGCCAAAACCCACCGTGAGGCGAAGGAGGCGGCGGAAGCCAGTCTCGCGAAATTCGCTGGCATCTCCGACCCGACCAAGGCGCTCGAGGCCCTGGAGATGATGACCAAAATCGACCAGAAGAAGCTGATCGACGCTGGTGCCGTTGACCAGGTGAAGGCCGAGATCACCAAGGTATTCCAGCAGCAGCTGGACGAAGCGAACGGCAAGACCAAACAGCTCGAAACCCAGCTCTACGACGAGATGATCGGCGGCCGCTTCGGTGGTTCGAAATTTATCTCCGAGAAGATGGCGATCCCGGCTGAGTTCGTGCGTTCCCACTTCGGCCAGAACTTCAAAATCGAAGACGGCAAGGTCGTGGCCTACGACGGGCAGGGCAACAAGGTATTCTCCCGCACCAAGCCCGGCGAGCTGGCTGGCTTCGATGAAGCGCTGGAATCCCTGGTCGAGTTGCATCCGCAGAAAGACTACATCCTCAAAGCGTCCGGCAACAGCGGCGGTGGCTCTCACCAGTCGCAGCATCAGGCCGGGCAGAAAACCATGAAACGCGATGCGTTTGATTCCCTGGATATCGCTGGCAAACAGTCAGCGCTGAAAGACGGCGTCAGTATCGTCGATTAAATCGAAAGGAGCCATAAATGGCAGGTAATACCCTTACTGGTCTGATCCCGACCATCTATACCGCGCTGGATGTAGTATCCCGCGAGCAAACCGGTTTTATCCCTGCAGTTTCGCGTGACGCCAAGGCAGATGCAGCTGCTAAAGACCAGATTGTGCGCGCACCAGTTGCGCCGCCAACCAAGACCGAAGACATCATTCCAGGACCTTCAGCACCAAATACCGGTGATCAGAATATTACTGGCGTAGATGTCACCATCACCAAAGCCAAAATGGCCCCGGTCAAATGGAACGGTGAAGAGCAACTGGCTCTTGGCCCGGCAGGTACCTACAACACCATTCTGGCTGCACAGTTCCAGCAGGCATTCCGCGCACTGGCGAACGAAGTGGATGCTGATCTGGCTGCATTGTATCTGAACTCCTCCCGCGCAGTTGGTGCACCGAAAGATACTCCTTTCAGCATCAAAGACGATCTGTCCGATGCAGCGCTGGCTCGTCAGATCCTGACCGACAATGGTGCGCCAACTACTGATCTGCGTATGGTGCTCGGCGGCGAAGCCATGGCGTCCATCCGCGGTAAGCAGTCCGTATTGTTCAAGACGAACGAGGCTGGCACAGACCAACTGCTCCGTGAAGGTGTCATTGGCAAAATCATGGGCTTCAATCTGCATGAGTCCTTCAGCATTAAGCGCACAGCGAAGAGTAATGCTGCGGGCTATAAGGTCAATGGCGCCAAGAAAGAGGGTGACATTATTGTTGCTATTTCTGCGGGAACTGGAGGTATTGCAGCCGGTACCGCGGTGAAGTTTGATGGTGATGACAACCAGTATCTGGTTGTGGCTGCTACTTCTTCCAGCATCACCATCAGCTCTCCGGGCTTGCGTCAGGATCTTGCAGATCAGGCTGCGGTCACTGTGCTGAGTGAATTCGCGCCAAACATGGCGTTTGACCGCGGCTCATTCCTGCTGGCCAGCCGTACTCCGGCGATGCCGGAAGGTGGCGATACTGCCGACGACGTGATGAACGTGACCGACCCGAAATCCGGCATCACCTTCCAGGTAGCTTTGTACCGCCAGTACCGCCAGGTGCGTTACGAGGTCGGTCTGGCTTGGGGTGTTGCTGCTGTGGCACCACGTCACTCCGCCATCATCATGGGCTAACCGCTGGGGCTTCGGCCCCTTTGTTATTCAGGAGGCCCAATGGCCGGATTGACCAAAGAGCAGCGCGAACAGCGTGAGGCTGAAAAGCTTGCCGCGCAGAATGGCGCTGAACAAACTCCTGTCCAGCAGGACCAGCAGGGTATTGAGTTGGTGGTGATGGTGCGTGATGCGCCCGAATTCCCCGGCGGCCCGCTGAGCGCTGAGGTTCACCCTGACGAGGTGGATAACTGGCTGGCGCTGGACTGGCGTCTGGAGGACTAACCATGCTGGTTGCCGAACCCCATTCGCCTGACTTCAACAGCTACGCCAGCGTTATTGACCTGCGCACGTTCGCGGCGGGGCGCGGATATGCCGTTCCTTCGGATGATGGCGAATGTAGCCAGATGCTGATGCAGGCAATGGACTATCTGGAAGGCAAGACATGGCGCGGCGAGCGCTCCAGTGCATCACAGCCGCTATCGTGGCCGCGTGCGGGCGTGCGCTTCGACGGCGTTGACCTGCCAGATGACACCATCCCACAGCGCCTGGTTGATGCGCAGTGCCGCCTGGCTCTCGAATCGCAGGAGATTGAACTCACGCCGTCGGTCGCTGGTGGCGGTGCGGTAACGATGGAGCGCGTAGAGGGCGCAGTCACGGTGCAGTACGAACCAGGTACGAATAAGGCGGCACCGTCATTCCCCTGGTTCTACTCCTCGTTGCGTGGGCTGGTGGTGGGCGGCAATCAGATCCGCATCGAAAGGGGGTGATATGTCTGACCTAAAGGTGGTTCCATTCTCCGGTAAAGCGCAATCAGGGCACGACAGCCAGGAGGTGATCAGACTGCTCGAGGAGGCGCTACAGATGGCCCGAGAAGGCAGCTGTCACAGCCTGGCGGTCATAATGCTGAGCAATGATGGCGGCGCAATCGACTGCTGGCATAGCGGTGGCAGGCCATATGTCATGGTTGGTGCTATCGAAGCGCTCAAGACAGACTTTATCCATTCCAACATCGAGGGGCGTTGATATGCCAATCGACTACCGCCGCATGCGAAACACCGCAACGCGATTGCTGACCGAGAACGGGAAGGCTTATCCGCTTACCCGCGGTGGCGGCACTACCCGCGATCAGTTCGGCAAAGAGGTAACCACCCCGGCTATCACTGCGACCGTCACTGGCGTTGTCACTGAATACTCCTCTCGTGAAATAGATGGCTCTCTGATTACTACTGGCGATAAAAAGCTGGCGGCCACAGCCGAAACGGAAGTGCGTATTGACGACCGCATTGAGATCGACGGCAAAGCATGGCGGGTGGTGCAGCCTAATCCGGTTAAGCCTGCCGATGTACTCATCTCCTACAACATCCAGTTGAGGGCGTGACTATGGCCAGCTCTGTTAATCAGCCGTTCCTGGCTGCCATTCAGTTATTTGTGGATAGTTCGAAGCAGGAGATGGATCAGGTAGTGCGCCGGACGGGCATTAAAATCCTCGCTCAACTGGTTGAGATGTCCCCGGTGGGCCAGCCGGATATCTGGCAGGTCAACCAGACCGCGACGGCGTACAACACTGCGGTGCGGGAGCATAACGCGGCCCTTCGCGATGACCCTGCCAACCTGACCAAATCGGGACGGCTTAAGCGTGGTCTGCGCGTAAATGACTCGATGGACATCAAAAAGCCTGAGGGCTATGTCGGCGGGCGCTTCAAAAACAACTGGTATGTGGGTTTCGACAGCCAGCCTACTCAGTCCAACGATACACCGGACGCTTCCGGCCAGGGTTCAAAATCCCGTGGCATGGCGGTGCTCGAGGTGTTCAGGGTAGGCCAGGTCAGCTCGATTTACTTCACCAATAACATGCCTTACGCCCGACCCCTGGAGGAGGGGCATTCCACCCAAGCCCCAGGCGGGATGGTACGAGTGACTGCACTGGATGCCGCGCAAATGTTCCGTGAGGCAATGAGCGAGGTGCGCAATGGCCAGTGACCAGTCAATGCGTATCGCTGGCCTGCTGGAGAGCCGTGTTGCGGTTATCTGCTCGTCGCTTGGCCTGCCGGTGGCCTGGCCTAACATCGCGTTTACTCCCCCGGATAATGCGCCATACGGGCGCGTTTACATCCTGCCTGCGCAGACCATAGGGCAGGATATGGAAGGCCAGCTGCGTACATACCAGGGCATTCTCCAGCTTAACATCATTGCGCCTGCCGGCAGCGGTGTGACTCAGGCGAGAGGGCTGGCAACGTCTGTCGCAGATGCCTTCCCCGAAGGACTGCCGCTGGTGGACGGGGATTTGACGGTTTACATCAACGGACCACCGCAGGTGCGCCCGCCGATACAGGATCGCCCGACATCAGCACCAAATGGCAGTAGCGGCTCCATCACATACACCACTCCCGTCAGCATGCAGTACCGCGCTGATTACTGACCCGCCATCCGGCGGGTTTTTTATTACCTCAATTCAGGAGAATGCAATGGCATTCGCAATCCCAAACGGGTCACGTGTGAACGTGGCCAAGGCCTATCTTGCGCCGATTGTCTTCACAGCAGCCTCCAATGCGACGGAATGCGAACTGTCCGTTGCCTCGGCTGCCGGCATCCTCGCGGGTGATGTTGTCCAGGTCAGCTCTGGCTGGCTGAAGCTCGACAACATGGTGCTGCGCGTTAAGTCGGTGACCGGCATCAAAATCGTGCTGGAAGCGTTTGATACCACGAATACTGCGAAATTCCCGGCTGGTTCTGGTGCTGGCACACTGCGTAAAATTGATTCCTGGCTTACCATGCCGCAGGTTATGACGTTGTCTACTGAAGGTGGTGACCAGCAGACTACCTCTATCCAGTTTCTGGAAGATGATAAGGCCCGTACCATCCCGACGTTTAAGAACGCTGTTGTTCAGGTATATACCTTTGCGCATGACCCTCAGCTGGCAATTTACAAGCGCCTGAGTGACCTGGACGAATCCAGCGATACCACGGCTGTCTGGTTCCATAACCCGCGCGGTAAAGCGGATCGTTATTACTCAGCGAAAGTTTCCTTCCAGAAGGTGCCTAAAACCGAAATCAACGCCGTGGAAAGCAACGAGGCGCGCATGAATTTTGAGTCGGACATGCAGATTTACCCGATCGCCGATTCATCTGCTATGCCACTGGCGTTCCTGACTGCTCTGCCTGCAACCAAATCAGTCGCCTCTGGTTCTGCGCTGGATCTGGCGGTGGTCATGCAGGGCGGTTCCGCGCCTTACACGTACGTGTGGAAGAAAGGCGGTACCGCTATCCCGGGCAAAACGGCTTCGACGTTCAACATCCCGTCTGTGGCATCCGGCGATGCTGGCTCTTACACCTGCGAAGTTACCGACGCCGCGGGCAAGACCATTACCTCTGGCGCGTGTGTCGTCACGATCAGCTAACCACTCTGGCCCGGTTCGCCGGGCTTTTTTATGCGCGTCGCATGCGCACTAAATCGAAAGTCTTTCAGTAGCGAGCCTGGGCAATGCCGTTTCTTTCGTGCGGCGGTGCCATGCGACAGGCTCGCACCTAAAAGGAAACAACTATGGATAATCAAAAAACAGCATCGTTACCTGAGCAGCAGGTAAGCACTGGCTGGGAGATCAAAAAAGCTGGTATCGCCATCGCCAGCAGCGCAAATGCAACCAAACTCCGTCTCTCAGACGAAATGCGTGAAGCGGTGGTGGATGCCGTGCGTAACAGCGATTTTTTTGAATCCCTTCGGACAGAACTGAACGGTCAGGCAGCATCTTTAGCCATCCTGCAACAAGCTATACACACCGCTGTAAACGATGCTATCTGCAATGCGATGAAGCCTGGTGGCATGCTGTACGGCCGCTAAGAAACAAATCCTCGCTCGATTATTTAACCCGCTCCGGCGGGTTTCTTTTTTCTAAGGAACCGAAATGACCCAATTCTCCCTGATCCCAAACCCGACCTTTCCCGCCACTGCCAGCATCCCGCGCGCTGGTGCCGAAGACGGCAAGCTAACCTTAACCTTCCACCATAAGACGCTCGAAGAGCTACACGCCATGGATGAGAAGCTGCGTAAAGGTGCCGAAGGCAAAAAGTCCCTTATCGAGCCACAGGCCGACTACCTGATGGAGATCGTTGATGGCTGGGCACTGCCTGACGAGTTCAACCGCGATAACGTGGTGGTCCTCCTGCAGAACTACCCGCGCGCGTTCGACAACATCGGCCTGGCCTATACCAAAGAGCTGATGGGTATCCGCGAAAAAAACTGAGGCAGGTCGCCGCAGCGTTGTACACGCCAGGACCGACTCTCGCGGAGTTAGCCGCTTTTGGTTTGACGCCTGAGGACGTGGAGGAAGAGGTGGGGATCCTGCCGTCGGTATGGAAATCATTCACCATCTTCTCTGCACTGGCGACTCAATGGCGCGTTGGCGCGGGCGGGGCGACCGGCCTTGATTACAACGTTCTCCCCTGGGTATTTGGGTTACACGGGGTTGATGATGCGGCGGCCTGCATGGCTGACCTTCAGATTATGGAAAGCGAGGCTCTCAAAGTAATGCACAAGGAGACGAAATAATGACAGACCAGATCGCCTCGATTACTTTGCGGGCCGATGTTTCTGACCTGAAAACTGCCAGCAATGAGCTGGATAAACTCGGTGAAGCCGCGGCTGGTGCCGTCGGCAAAGCTGATGACCTTAACAGCGTTTTCCGCGCTGGTGCTGAGTCTGCAAAGCAGGGCAGCGAAGGTATCAAGGAGCAACAGGCTGCGCTGAAAGGCCTGCTTGAGAATATCGATCCGGTAAACAAAGCGCTGAACCGGCTGGACGAACAACAAGCCGCGCTGCGTAACTTCCAGACCAAAGGCTTTCTGGATACCGATGATTTTCAGCACTACAAAAAAATCCTGGACGATACCCGGCTTAAGCTGACGGATACCGGCGAAGCAGCGGCGCGTGCCCAGGCAGAACTTGCGGCCACTCAGGCGGCAGAGAAGCAATCAGCCGCGCTGAAAAACCTGCTGGGGTCAATCGACCCGACGATCCGCGCATTCAACTCGCTGGACGAGCAGCATGCGCAGCTGGTGGCACACTTCGAAGCGGGGCGCATTAACGGCACCCAGTTCGAACATTTCAACACTATCCTCAACCAGACGCGTGAACGGCTCTCTGGCGTGGCTGACGTGCTGCCTGATGCGCTATCCCGACAGGAGGCCGCTGCACGCCGCGCTGGAATTTCTGTGGGGCAGTACAGTGCTGCACTGCGCACGCTCCCGGCGCAGTTCACCGATATTGCTACTCAACTGGCAGGTGGACAATCCCCATTCCTGATCCTGCTACAGCAGGGTGGGCAGATTAAGGATTCCTTCGGGGGCCTCGGTCCAATGCTCCAGGCTCTGAGGGATGCATTATTTGGCTTTAACGAAGAAAGCAGAGAGACCGCTGAATCGGCAACAAACATCAGTGATGCTGCTGAAGGTCTTAATAACACGAGTGAGGCAGCGGAGAAATTGGGGCGGGCGGGTGGTCTGCTAAATACATTTAACCTTGCTATTGCGGGTTCTTTAGCTGTTCTGGCTGTTCTGGCGGGAGCTGCTTATAGCTCATCCCAGCAGTTCGACAATGTTGCCAGATCGCTCATTTTGATGGGGGGGGCTGGCTTCTCATCAATGCAGCAATTGAATGACGCGGCAAAAGATGTTGCAGAAAATGCTGGCGCGTCCCTGGCTGATTCTGTTGATACCCTGGTACAACTTAATGACACCGGGAAGTATACCGCCGACCAGATGACTAAAATCGCCAAATCCATTATGGCTATGGGGGATGCTGGCCTCGATACGAAGGCTGCGCTGGCGGATTTTTCACGGCTGGCAAGCGATCCCATTGAGGCGCTGGCAAGCCTTAATCAGCAATATGGCTTTGTTGATGAAGCTATGATGAAGCACATCATCACCCTTGAAAAAACTAAGGGCAAAACAGCAGCTGCAAACGAAGCGATAACGTTGTTTGCCAGCACCATGGAGGACCGTAGCAATAAAATTGTTGAGGCCACCGATAATATCGGGCAAGCGTGGAACGGACTAAAGGCTTTTTCTTCCGATGTTTTCGGCCAAATCGGGGTTACAGTTCGAGCCTGGGGTAATCAGGTTATCGAGGTATTTAAGCTGTTGGGTACCTCGTTTGAAGCTTTATTCGTGAAAATGAAAGAACTCTCCCTGGGGATTATGGGGGGGATGATTACCGGCTTCACAGAGATTGCAAACAAACTCCCTGGTGGGGAGTCCCTCATAAAAGGCATGGGGTTTAACGGTCTGGCTGAAAGTGTTGCTAAAAACCGTGAAGCCGCTAACAAAGAGTATGCCCAGCTTACCGCCGACTATAACAAGCATTTTTCAAACTTGAGTAAATCCCAGCGCGAGTGGGAAGAGGAGGCCAAGAACGGTCCTGGCGGCGGGGTAAAAGGCACCGGTTCTGTTGATAAGCAAACTAAGGATGCTGTATCGAAACTCGCCCAAGGTTCAGCAAGGAAAATTCAGGAAGCCAGGGCCACTCTGGACGCAGGCGATCGCACCCTGGAGAACTACCGCGCCCAAGCCCGAAACCTAACTGAAACGCTCGAAACCCTGCGTCAGACCGGCGATCTTCACGCCAAAAACACCGAATTCAGCAAACAGCAATCGCATTTTGCCGAATTAGACGAGGCCGCCAAAACCCGCGCGCTGACTGCGCAGGAGAAATCCCTTCTCTCGAGTCGTGAAGCCATCCTCAACGCCGCTAAAGTTGTGGATCAGAAAAACAAGGAAGTTGAGGCCCAGCAGAAGATTAATGGCCTGGCGCAGCAGGCAAACAAATACGTAACCCAGATGGCAGAGAAGACGGCAGCCCTTCGAAGCGGGTCCGGCCTGAACAGCCGAATGGCTCAGAGGATGAATGAGGAGGCGCAGCTCCGACAGGGGTGGTTAAATGGTGGTGGCAAGCTTGAAGATGCTGGTTATGAAAAAGAACTGGCAGCGCTTCGGAAGTATTACGCTGAAGAGGATAAGCTGCGCGGCGACTGGAAAGCTGGTGCTGTAAGCGGCTGGAATGAGTATCTGGACGCCGCCACGAATACCTACGATGCCGTGAAGAATGTTGCCAGTTCCACGTTGACAGGCCTGAGCGACATGCTTACCGAGCTTATGACAACCGGCAAAGCATCGGTTAAAGAGTTCGGTAAGTCGATGCTTAAGATGATCCTGAACGTGACGAACCGCCTCATGGTTGCCTACGCAGTGCAGGCGGCAATGGGGTGGATCAGTGGTGGTTCTGGAGCTTCGGCTGGTGCAGGGCAATCATTCGCTGTTCCGTCATTCACCCCGAATGCAAAAGGCGGAGTCTATGAGTCTCCGGGCCTAAGTAAGTACGTGAATGGCGTCTATGATACACCTCAATACTTCGCGTTCCAGGGAGCCTCGAAGTTTGCCAAGGGCGGTGTCTTTGCTGAGGCCGGTGCTGAGGCGATTATGCCGCTAACGCGTGATTCCGCTGGCCGACTTGGTGTCAGGGCGCAGGGAGGAGGCGGTGCCCAGCCGCAGGTCAACATAGATATTTATGTCGATAATAAGGGCAATGCAACATCAAACACATCTGGAGACGGAAGCGCTGCAGCACGGGCGTTAGGGAAGGAAATAGAATCTAAGGTGACGGAGATCCTTGCGAGGGCTGCTCGAAGCGATGGCCTGCTTGGTAGACAGTTCCAGTCCAAATAAGCACCGTCTTAAATTCTGAGATGGCAATATCACCCGTACCTGGTTACACCGATGCTTCCCCTGGTTATTATGCTCGAAACCATACTAATCAGGGGATGATAATGAAAAAGGTCTTCACGACTGTGGTGTTAGCAATGGCTCTTTCTGCGTGCGCTGGTAATGGCCCAGGCAATAACGTGCAAAAACAAGCCAAGTATGATGAGCTGTCAAAATGCGATCTGGACTTAGAATTTCCCTCTCAGGCGCCAAAAAATAAAATGGAATTTGCTGAGTATCTTTCAACTCAGGCACGTAACGCATCTGCGGATCAGTTCGTAATTCAAAAGCGGATAGAAATCCTTCAAATGGTTGGGTGGAATGATTCTGTTGCCGATGCAATAGCTACTTGCGGTGTCAAAAGAAAAGACAAACGTAAGGAGTATGCCTCAGGAGTGTTTGAGGCGATGAAGTCAGCTACTACAGGTGCTGATGAAAAGCATGCTCTTATCAATGCCTACAGCTCCTGGGAAGCATATGTGACCAGCCAAACATCTCTCGCCAAACAGGATTTCAATGCCAAGGTGAGTTACTACAAAAATATGTGATTATGCTGATATTTTGACACCAAGCCCCGCCCGGGGCTTTCATGACAGCCCACTCATGTGGGCTACATGTTCTTGCAACCATGCCCAATCACACATGACTGTCTGATTGTAGTAATGCGTTCAGCTGCTTTTTCAATTATGTAATCCTGCGCCAAACCAGCGCAAATTGTGACAATCAACACGATTAGCCAAACCCGGTTCATTTGATCCTCTAAACAAATATGAAGCGATGGTGCAGGGCCGCTCTGTGGCGGATGCCTGTTATTTTATAAGCATGCCCAAACTGGCAGTCGTAACTGTTTGAACGAGCGTTTTCAGGGCTTCTGTTGATAGACCGCCTAAAGCTGCTTTCGCTTTTTCCTTATCAGTATCGTTTAGATTAGATATGGCAATAAGGTCTTCCAGCACTATGACAGCGTCACGGTGGAACTTGATAGTATGCACGTTAAGTATGGAACCCAAACCGCCGTCATCTCTTATGAAATCAATACCTTTACTGGTAATTTTCAAGCTTTCTAGTTGAACTGAAATTTTACCTGACAGATCTTTTAGGAAAAGACATTCAAGTAGTTCGTGTTCATACAGATAATAGAGATTCGCCACCAGGTTATCTAAGTTTCCAAAGGACTGCAAATAATGAGACTTTCGCTCTTGCGTGATCCCATAAGGTGCCCGGTTATAGAGTTCCTGTAATAGTTCGTGCTGAGCAGTTCGATTGTATTTATCCATTGATGATTCCTAGTAATGATGTCTGTAGTAATTATTACAAGGGCATTATTTGAACATGTAAATTTTCTTTTAAGATTAACTACTGCGTTCTGTAACGATACCTTATTTACTGTACGGATGTAGTCTGGAATTATTTTTTATCTTTCGATCCCAGCTCCGGCTGGGTTTTTTTATGGAGTAAACATGGCCATTGAGACTTACAGCTGGCGCTCGCAGCTCGGCGCTGGCCCCATTGAATATGGAAAGACGGTGCGTGCGGCGCAGTTTGGCGATGGCTATGAGCAGGTTGCCGAGAACGGCATCAACTCCACCGCGATCCAGGTGCCGATGAAACATACCGGCACTGAGACAGAGGTAAACGCAGTGCGCGATTTCCTCCTGGCTCACACCGTTAAGGCTTTCATCATCACGCCGCCGGGCGAAGAGAAGGGGCTGTATCGCGTTATCGCCGACTCTGTTCGCAAAAACCAACTGAACAGCAAATTCGCTGAGCTGACATTTACCATTAAGCGCGCCTATGGCGTTTTTGCCTGAGGTAGAACATGACAGCACTGATTGATACAGCGGCGAAGCTGGCGCCAGGTGGCAGGGTCCGCCTGGTCGAAGTGGATGCCTCAGAGTTCAGCGGCGGGATCCATCGCTTTCACTACAGCCCGTTTCCCCACACGCCAGCCGAGATTGACGCGGCGAACGGCGACGAGGCCAGGCTGGGGCCGAAGCCCATCATCTGGGATGGCAACGCCTACGAGTTCTGGCCTTTCCAGGTCACCGACCTGGCGCTTTCAACCGATCAGGCCGCCGAGCCAAAGCTCAGCGTTTCTAATCTGGACGGCCATATCACTGCGCTGTGTCTCCAGTTTAAAGACATGGTGAATGCAAAGGTGAGCATCATCGACACCTACGCGGTTTACCTGGATGCGGTGAACTTCCCGGGCGGTGTTAATCCGACAGCAGACCCGACGATGTTCTCCCTTCAGACCTTCTGGCTGGATACCAAAACCTCTGAAGATGACGAGGTGGTGTCCTGGTCGCTCAGTAGCCCGGCAGACCTGCAGAACCTGGTCATACCAACCCGGCAGATCACCTCGCTCTGCGAATGGGCACTGCGCGGACAATATCGCAGCGGTGACGGCTGCACCTACAACGGCACGGCATATTTCGATGAGAAGGGTAATGCGGTAGCGGACCCGGCGTTTGATGTATGCGGGGGTTGCCTCAGTGACTGCCGCAAGCGTTTCGGCGCAGGGCTGGCAGAACCGAACACTGCCGTTCTTGATTTCGGCGGCTACCCGGCGACAGTTCTCTTCACCCGATAACCGGATATACCCATGAACAAAACCATTATGACGGCGATCCGGGCGCATGCGCTGGAGGAATCCCCACGCGAGTGCTGCGGCTTTGTCATTCAGTCAGGACGGCGCCAGCGCTATATCCCTGTGCCGAACAGCCACGAAAACCCGACCGAGCATTTCAGAATTGACGGTCAGCACTGGGCGAATGCTGAGGATGCCGGAACCATTATCCGGGTCATTCACTCCCACCCGGGCGACGGCGCACGGCCTATCCCGTCTGACCTCGATCGCCAGCAGTGTAATAACTCCGGCGTGGTCTGGGGCATCTACGCTCCGGACTGCGATGAATACGCAGAAGTAACGCCGGACGCCATACCGCTGATTGGCCGCCCGTTCATTCTGGGTTCGCACGACTGCTGGGGGCTGGTCATGGACTGGCACGCCACTCAGGGCGTGATGCTTAACGATTTCCGCGTTGATTACCCATGGTGGGAAAGCCAGTACCCGGACAACCTCTATTTTGACAACTGGGAGCGGGAAGGGTTTGTCGAATGCGACCCGGCGCCCGGCTGCATGGTCATCATGCAGGTTGAATCCGCTAAGTGGAACCACGCGGGGATCATCACAGAGGAAGGTGAGCTACTTCACCATCTATATGGCCAGCCCTCCTGCATCACGCCGTATGCCCGGGGTTACTTCAAGGACCGGACCATGATCTGCGTTCGACACAAAGACCTGCCGCAGGAGATTTTGCCATGGCGCGTTTAACCACTATTCGACTGTATGGGGCGCTGGGGGCCCGGTTCGGCCGAGTACATAAACTGGCAGTACAGACATCGGCGGAGGCGGTAAAAGCCTTATGCATTAACTTTGATGGGCTGGAGCAATATCTTTACAACGCCAAAAAGAACGGCATGACCTTCGCCGTGTTTCGCGGGAAGCGGAATATTGGGGTTCAGGATTACAAAGAGTTGGGTGGCGACAGTGATATCCGCATCGCACCAATTATGGAGGGCGCGAAGAAAGCGGGCATGTTCCAGACGATCCTTGGCGCAGTGATGGTGGTGGCGGGCATCGTGGTGTCTGGCCTCTCTGCTGGCTGGGCCAGTCCGGTCGGTGGCGCAATGATTTCTGCTGGTATCGGCATGGCTGCGGGCGGTATCTACCAGATGCTCTCGCCGCAGCCCAAAGGTCTTCAGGGGCGTGATGACCCCGACAATAAGCCCAGCTATGCCTTCGGCGGCGCAGTGAACACCCTGGCGATGGGCAACTCGGTCGCGCTGCTGTATGGCGAGCGCGAAATTGGCGGCGCCATAATCAGTGCGGGGATCGTGGCCGAGGACATCTGAGAATTTCTTACTCTTCAATTAGCACCCAATCGGGTGCTTTTTTTATGGATGCAATATGGCAACGATTACTGGTGCAAAAGGCGGCAATCAGAAGCAGCACACGCCTGTTGAACAACCCGATTCCGCGCAGTCGATGGCGCGCTGCCGTATGCTGCTGGCGCTCGGTGAAGGCGAGTTTGCTGGTGGACTGGATGCTACCCGGATCTTCCTTGACGGTACGCCACTGGGCAACGCCGACGGCTCGATGAACTTCGAGAATGTCTCCTGGGACTTTCGTCCGGGCACGCAGACACAGTCGCCGATCCCCGGGTTCCCAGCCGTGGAGAACGAGACCAGCATTGGCGTGTCGCTGACGAAGGTCACTCCCTGGACCCGGGCTATCAGTAATACCCAGATTGACGCAGTGCTGGTGCGTATCGGCATTACCGGTCTTCAGCAGCAGGAGAATGATGGCGATATCGTCGGCACTTCCGTCACCTATCACATTGATGTGGCGGTGGATGGCGGGGCATACAGCACCGTGCTCACTAAAACCGTAACCGAAAAGCTCAGTTCTCTGTACGAGCTGACCCACCGCATCAATCTGCCCAAGGCTAACACCGGCTGGCAGATCCGCGTGGTTCGCGATACCGCAGACAGCACCAGCCAGATGCTACAGAACAAGACACAGGTGCAGGCAATCACGGAGGTGATCGACGCGCGCCTGCGCTATCCGCATACCGCGCTGCTGTATGTGTCGTTCAACGCAAAATCCTTCAACAACATCCCGAAGATATCCTGCAAGCCGAAAGGGCGGATTATCCGCATCCCGCAGAACTATGATCCGGTTGGCCGGGTTTATAACGGCACCTGGGATGGGACATTTAAATGGGGCTGGTCGAATAACCCGGCGTGGATCTGGTTCGATGTACTCACGGAGCCGCGCTTTGGCCTGGGTCGTCGGGTAACGGCAGCCATGCTGGATAAGTGGGAGCTGTACCGCATAGCCCAGCGCTGTGACCAGAAGGTACCCGATGGTAAGGGCGGCACCGGTACCGAGCCGCGCTTCCTGTTTGACGTCTATATCCAGTCGCAGGCCGATGCCTGGCAGGTGATAAAGGATATCGCCGCTGGCTTCAACGGTATGACGTTCTGGGGCAACAACATGTTCAATGTTGTCTCGGACATGCCAGCGGACACGACGAAGCTGCAGATCCTCACTCGCGCCTCGGTCGTCGGTAAGCCGAACTATTCCAGCGGCAGCGAGAAGAACCGCTACAGTTCTGCGCTGATTAACTTCAGCGACCCGGATAACCACTACCAGGATCGCACCACTGCGGTGATGTTTCCTGACCTGGTTAAGCAGTTCAAATTCAAGCAGACGCAGCTGACTGCCATTGGCTGTACGCGTGAGAGTGAGGCGCAGCGTCGCGGCGGCTGGGCGGTGTACTCCAACTATCTCGATCGCCTGATCACGCTGCAAACCGGGCTGGATGGCTTTGCCTATGTTCCCGGCACCGTGTTCGCTTTTGCGGATGAACGCTTTTCCGGGCGAGTGTATGGTGGGCGCGTTGTGAGTTACAACGTCGGGCTTAAAGCCGTTACAACCGATCGCGGGACCAGCGCCGTCCCGGGCGACACGCTGATGATCCGCACACAGGGCGGCATTGTGGAAAACCGGGTCATTCAGGCGGTCAACGGCACGCAGTTAATCGTGGCCACAGCTTTTTCCTCTGCGCCAGCGCCAGATGCCGTTTTCGTTATCGATGCCGGACAGCTGCGCCTGCAGTATTTCCGTGTGATGAACCTGACATTCAACGACGAGGAGAACACCTACACCATTACGGGTGCGGAATACAACGCCTCGAAATATGACGCGGTCGATAACAATGCGCGCCTGGACATCCCGCCTGTCAGCCTGATTCCTACTGGTGTTGTTTCTCAGCCCGGAAACGTCGTGGTATCGAGCTACGACTCAGTGAGACAGGGGCAACGCATTGCCACGCTGACGGCCTCCTGGGATGCTCCGCTGGATAAAGCTGGGAAACCTCAGGCAGACGTGATCGCCTACCAGGCACAGTGGCGCCGGGGTGACAGTGAGTGGGTTAACGTACCGCAAACCGGGCTGCGCAATATCGAAGTGCCGGGGATCTACGAAGGTGATTACCTGGTGCGTGTCAGGGCGATTAACGCTGGCGGCGCATCCAGCCTGTGGGCCACCTCAGTGCTGACGCATCTCAAGGGCCGGGCCGGTGATGTGCCAAAGCCCGCCAATTTCCGTACCACGCCGTTGCTCTGGGGCGTACAACTGGACTGGGATTTCCCGGCTGGTACCGGCGATACCTTACAGACGGAGATCCAGTATTCCACTGCATCGACCGGCACAAATCCGCTTCTGCTGGCTGGGGTACCCTATCCGCAGCATGTTTATCAGCAACTGGGCCTGAAAGCCGGGGTAGGATTCTGGTACCGCGCGCGGCTTGTCGATCGCACCGGCAATAAGTCGGCATGGACTGACTTCATTCAGGGCAGCAGCAGCTCGGTTGCAGCTGATTACCTGGTGGATATCGACAACCAGATCAAACAGACAGACGCGTATAAGGAACTCACCTCAGATATCGCCGATCTCAGCGACGATATTCAGTCAGCGCGCGACGACATCAGCAAAGTTACGACAGAGTCGGCGGCAACCAAAGCAGGCCTGGCACAGGAGGTCACGGACCGTAAGAAAGCCATCACCGACGAGGCAACGGCACGTGGCCAGGCGTTGCTGACCGAGAAGAACGAGCGCGTCGCGGATATCAGCAACGTCAATCAGACGATCCAGACCACCACCGAGTCACTGGCGCAGCAGATTGGGCAGATTTCTGCTGGCACCGGTTCGCAGTTCGACCCGGCAAAAATCTGGTACTTCGATTCGACGGTAGAGGGCTGGACCGGGAACGGGACCCCGACGATTGTTGACGGGTGGATACGCCCGGCGAACCATGCCACAGATCCATGGGTGGCGTCTCCCGGTTCACTGGGTGTTAACTCGTCATCCTATCGCTTCGTTAAACTGCGCATCAGGAAGTTCGGGGCACCGGGATGGGCGGGGCAGCTGCGGTGGCGGGGTACAGGTGGCTTCAACGACACCAATATGGTCACCGTCGCCGAGCCTGCTTATGATGCGAACGGGATCGCCACGCTGGAGTTCGACAATATCCCCTGGCTGACTGAAAGCACGATGAATCAGTTCAGGCTGGATCTGTCCACTAAGCAGGATGCGACGAACTACTTCCTGATTGACTGGGTGGCGCTCGGACGGCCTACTCCCGGTGCAGGTATGGCGGCGCTGCAGCAGGAAACGACAGCCCGTGTCGCTGGCGACCAGGCGGAAGCCACAGCGCGAGAAACGCTGGCTACGCAGATACGAGGTGGCTACACCGGTGATGATTCGTCGAAGCTGGCGTCGGGTTTGCTCTACACCGAACGCCAGGCGCGCATCACGGCGCAGGACGCGGAGGTGACGGCCAGGACGGCGCTGGAAGCGACCGTTAACGCCAACAAAGCCAGCGTGACGCAGGAACTGGCAACGCTGACGACTGAGCAGGAAGCGCAGGCTACTACGCTGTCTGGCCTGCAGACCACCGTCGGGAAAAATACCGGCGATATCACGCGCATCGATAAAGCCGTCGCTGATAACAACAAGGCGCAGACTACCGCGCTGGCTGCGGTTAAAGCCACAACCGACCAGAACACGGCGGATATCAGCACGGAAACCACGGCCCGTACGGATGGTGACAGCGCGCTGGGGCGTCGTATCGACAGCCTGAAAGTGGATGTTGACGGCAACACTGCCAGCCGCGACGCCGGTATTGTCGGCAACGTCAGCAACGCTCTCGCCAACTTCATGGCTTTCTCTGATCAGCGCGTCACGTTTGCCGTTGGCGAAACGAAAACGATGGCCGAGATCACCGAGACCCGGAAGACCGCCGCGGATGCCACAAGCGCTGTAGCTGAGCAGGTTACGACGCTTAAGGCCACGGTTGAGCAAAACGGCCAGACCAACGCCGCCGCCATCACCCGCATTGATAAAGCCGTAACGGATCTGGGGAGCGCTACCGCGACCAGCATTCAGCAGGTGACGGCTGCAATCGGCGATACCAATGCCAGTGTGCAGACGACCAGCCAGGCGGTTGCTGACATCAACGGCAAGCTGAACGCGCAGTGGGGCGTTAAAGTCCAGGTGGAGGCGAACGGTGTCAAACGGATCGCGGGTATCCAGCTTGGCATTGACGGCACAGGGGCCTCAAACTTCCTGATTTCTGCCGATACGTTCGCGGTGTATAACCCGACGACGAACGGGCAGGAGCTGGTGTTTGCTTCGACCGGCGGCCAGATGTTTATGCGTTCGGTGTTCATCCAGGACGGTTCCATCGACAACGGTAAGATCGGGAATTACATCCAGTCCAGCAACTGGGACGGGACCGGCAATGTCGGCTGGCATATCAATAAATCCGGGTATGCCACGTTCAACGGCGTGACCGTTCGCGGGACGATTTATGCCACTGACGGGAGTTTTAAAGGCAGAGTTGAGGCGACCAGCGGGAGCTTCAGGGGCACGGTTGAGGCGACGTCTTTCATTGGTGATGTGGCTAACGTAGGCATAGCGCCAGATGCCTACATATCAGGCGCTGGCGCAGCATCAAGTTCTATTACATTCACTGACTCCTCTTCCTCTTCGCTGGATAAATCGGCCCTGCTTGAGGCAATGGTGTATGTGTCTTCTACCTCTGGTACCACGACGATCAACATCACCCTCAACATCAACGGCAATGTCCGTGACATGGGTTCTATCAGCGTGCCGTCCGGTACTGGAGGACTCTGGATAACAGTGCGCCACGCTGTACGTAACCTCACAGCCAGCGTCATTACAGGAAACATAACGGTTACTGGTACCGGGACGGCAAGTAAGCGTATTGCCGCTCCGACACTGACCATTACGCGGGGTACCGGCTCCTTCTCCTAATCTCCACAACCTCAGAACCTCCAACCCAGCTCCGGCTGGGTTTTTCATTTTAAGGACAGCACGAATGGCCACACTTGATGACGATTTGGCGAAAGCCGTCACAGAAGGGTTTCGCCTGGCGCAAGGCAGTATCATCAACCAGGACCTCATTTTATCGGGCACCGGTGACGTCACCGTAACCCTGGCAGACGGTTCAAAAAAGACGGGTCCCAGCTGGTCAAAGCTGATCGCCCAGGCGGGTGCGGCAGGTGCCAGCGCCGCCGCAGCCAAAACCAGCGAAACAAACGCTCTTGCTTCAAAAAACGCAGCAGCACAAAGCGCCACGAACGCGGCAACGTCTGAGGGTAACGCACTCGCATCGAAGAATGCTGCCAAAACCTCCGAGACGAACGCCAAGACTTCGGAAAATAATGCAAAGACCTCTGAAAACAACTCAGCCGCCAGCGCCAGCAGCGCCGCAGCATCACTGGCCGCCGCGCAGAAACTTACATCTGTACCCTATGAGGCAGCGCCATTCCCTGACGTCTGGTTGCCGTTCAATGATGACCTGCGCCTGCTGGCCGGATTTGCGCCATATGACACTTTGTCTATTTCCGGGCAGATACTTGAGCTTGCAACAAAATCAGTATCCTTTACCCGCTCTACAGAAAAGACATATATCGACAAGTCTGGGGAGTTAAAAAAGGCAGGTATTAACGAGCCGTGTTTTGATCGTGAGGGTTTGTTAATTGAACCTCAGAGCACTAACTATATTCTGAACAGTGAAGATCCTTCCAAATGGAGTGGGATGTCTGCTGTCTTTGGAACTAAAAGCACTATCACTGACGGGGCGGCACAGGCAAAAACGTTTGATGGGATGATAACTGCTACTGGCGTAAATAACGCTCCAGTTGTAATCAGTTCAGCTATTTCTTGCGTAACCGGCGACTTTATAACCTTGTCCTGTAGATTCAAAAGTTCATATACAGATGGGTTTATGTTGTTCCGTTTTGATGCACCCAGCGGAACGAATCAGGGGCAAGTAGGTTTATATTTCGATGGTGCAGTGGGTAATACCGTCAACTCAAGCATTGTCAGTGCCACATGTACACCTGGACCAGATGGGTATATGTACGGGACAGTAACCTGCAAAGCGCCAGTTGATGGCGCATATGTAGGCCGGATCTATTTCATGCCCAAAAGTGGAACGATCCCGGTAGGCTCTGAAGTTTTCGTGCAAACTGTTCAGTGTGAAAAGAGTCCCGTGCCAACCAGTTACATTCCTACCGGCGCAGCGGCTGCAACACGAGCTGGAGAAAAAGCTTCATTGCAACCATCTGGTAATGTCGGATATCAGGCAATCGGTGACCTATTCAACAGGACGCTGGCATTTGAGATTGCTGTTAATAGGTATATTACACCTGGCAATGGTTACGCTGACCTTGTCAGGGTTGGGGGGTCCAACAACGATATTATCTTCAGGGCAGTATCATCCACCATTAACTCATATATTGGCGGGAGTGGGCCATCTGTGGCTATAACCTATCCGTTCGCCAGTAAAGTCTATGTGCAATCTGTGGACGTCAATAATACAAACAGCATGTATTTTGATGGGAAGACCAGTAACAGAACAATGTCACCAACCAACCCGGCCTCTAAACCAACCAGCATTGATATTCAGAGCCACCAGAACGTTGTTTACCACATTCGCAACTTCCGTATCTGGCATCGACTGTTAACCCCTAATCAAATTAATGGACTTCGCTAATGAGAGACTTATATCTGCGCTTTAATGACGCCGACGAAATGCGCACGCCGTTAATCGCGGCGGGGTTTGTGGATGATGAGGGGCTGGGTGGTTTATATCACCCTGATATCAGCCTGGATATCGTCGGGGTTATCACTGTGCCTGCTGAAGTTATCAATCCCGGTGAAGTAAACGAAGTTATCAAATACACCACCGAACCCGGCTATCACGTCAATTTGCGGGTCATGAATGACTCGCTCGATTTATCCAGGCTGAACGACTTTGTGGTTAAACCGAAAACACCGGCTCGCATCTGGGCGTAAGGAATTAAGTTATGGCAAACAGAATAGACACGGCTGAATTAAGCAGGGCCATTGCTGCCTGGACATCCACTATCAATGATGCGTCTCTGCCGGGGGTTGGGAGTACGGTCTATGGCGGATACATAAAGTCACAGTACACCGTAAATGGTGTTGAGAAGATATCCGCCCAACTCCAGATCGTGAAACGCATCGAATGGAACTACTCCATTGCCAGACTGGTGGTGTTGCAAAATGCGGGGGGTACTGACTCCGCGCAGAACAACTACTTCGACTTCATGTCCAACGGCAATGTGCAAATTCCCGGACGTTTGTATATGGGCGGTCCAGCCGTGAGTTCGTGGTGGAACTCAGCACAGGCCCACTATGCCTCTTATTACGCGGAGACCGCCACGGATTCTCCGGGTAACGGGGCTATAGCTGGCCTTTCCTGGGGGTATCAACATGGTGGTGGGTATAACCTCCGATCGATGTGGGGTAATGTTGGTAACGGGCTGGGCGCCTGGGCTAACACTGCGCTAACACAGTTCGGAGATAGTGGGTCCAAGATACGGTACTGGTATTTCACCCCAGCCAACGGGGATTTTGTCACTTCGACAAGTGGCGATGGTGGATTTGCTGGCAACTACACTTATCAGAAGTCAGCGACCTCTGATGCCACTCTGAAGCACGATATCACCTATGACGACGGCCAGGCATCTTACGAGAATATCAGGAAGCTGAAACCCTGCACGTTCGTGTATAACGGGGATTACTTCGAACGGGCACGCCGGGGGATCATCGCTCAGGATGCTTTACGTGATATTGACCGTGAGTATGTGAAGCTGGTTCCTGCTGCGCCTGAGTTCGACGAGGACGGGAATCGTTGTGATAAAGACGACACCCTGGCGCTGGATAACAATGTCATCATGATGGATACGGCGCTGGCCCTTCACCATGCTATTGCCAAAATCGAAATGCTGACAACGCAGGTCACCCGGCTGCAGGCCGAGATTAAGGCGATGAAAGCGTAACGACATCTTGATGTTCAGCAGTAATTATCAGTAGGCATAGCTACCCATTTCTTCGCTGGTCGCTCACCTCTTACCTATGAAGTAATACAGGTGCTGAAGTAAAAATTTCCTGACGCTGCTGACAGTAGAAAAATACGTTCTAAGATTCTTTAAGAGCAGACCTGAGAACATGGAGTTTCTTATGACGATAGCTATTCTGGCTGTTTTGACCGTGTTTATGATTCCTTCGGGGCTTTTCTATATTTTGAGACAGTTAATGAGTGCCTGGTGTGACCCGGAACGTCACTAG